GACGCAACAACGCTTCTTTTCTTTCTGCTGAATAGACTTTCATTTACCCTGATTTTACCGCCCCCGGACCCGGTTTATCGAAATCAGGTGACGCGACATCTATTCTGACGCCGGGGGAGCACTCGACAGCATTCATACAAACGCGGTCCTTGAAATGCTATCGGCTTATCGCATGCACGGGGAGAACGATCGGGCATTCATGTACTTGGCCGAAGAATGTCGGGCCAGGCTTGAACAGGAGCGAGCCGCAGTAAAGCGCGCCGATAATTTGGAAAGATGGATGAGAGAAGCCCGCTGCGCCTTGCGCCGTCTCGGTTTGAATCCCGACCTCACGGAAAGCTGTGACTCTTGGTTTGAAAAGCGATTCGATGAGGGCATGGAGCCAAGCGCAGCAGCAAATCAAGCTGGGCGAGAAAAACTCGCTGACTTCCTGCACCGTTACTAGGAAAGGAGGATCAATGAATGATCACGCGGAGAATTCGCTTTGAGAGCCGCCCTCCAACACGATATTACTCAACGCCTGCTGGCCGACTACGGTTTCAAGGAACGGGAAACCTGGCTGCAACAGGGCTTATGCCCTGCCTGCGGTAAAAAAGAACTGTTCACACACGCCGAAAGCCCCTGGGTAATTCGCTGTGGCCGCGCGAATAACTGTGGGTGGGAAGCGCAAGTCAAAGAGCTATACCCCGACCTTTTCGAAAACTGGTCGCAGCGATTCCCGCCCATCGAGACCAACCCCAACGCCGCAGCCGACGCTTATATGCAGTTCGCCCGTGGCTTCGAACCCGGCCGCGTGCGGGGCTGGTACACCCAGGAGGCTTATCACGACGCCCGGATCAATGCCGGCACTGCAACCGTGCGCTTTCCGGTCGGCGATACCTATTGGGAACGGCTGATCGACCTACCGGAGCGTTTCGGCAAGCAAAAGGCTCGCTTCAAACCCGGCGCCAGCTATGCGGGCTCGTGGTGGAAGCCGCCGACATTGAATCTGTACAGTGCCGAAGAGCTATGGTTAGTCGAAGGCATTTTTGATGCGATCGCGTTGGATCATCACGGAATTCCAGCCGTGGCGCTGCTGTCATGCAACAACTATCCAGAGCAGGCGCTCGCTGACTTGCTTGCCGGCGCTGGCGCTGGCGGCACTAATTTCACAGGTGGCACAGGTGGCACCGGTAAGCGCCCACGCCTTATATGGGCACTCGATGGCGACCGGGCCGGGCGCAACTATACGACCAAATGGGTCCGCAAGGCCCGTGACGCGGGCTGGTCCTGCGACGCCGCGCAAATCCCGCAAAAGAGCCGCTCAAAGCTCGACTGGAACGATCTGCATCAACGCGACCGCCTCGCGAACACCGACCTGGTCAACTATCGCTATTACGGCGCTCTACTGATCGCCGAAACCGCGCTCGACAAAGCCATGCTGATCTACGAAAAGCACGGCGCCCGCGAATTCGCCGTCGATCACGGCCACCGCCTGTATTGGTTCAAACTCGACATGGACCGTTTCGACCGCGCCCGTGAAGCCGCCGAACAACAATCCGGCTTGACCGAAAAGGAACGTCGCAATTACGCCCTCAACGAAAGCGGCACGATTTCGTTGATTGCCAACTGTCAGCCGACCGCCCTGTATTACCAAGCCAATGCACTAACAGACGAGTCCTGGTATTACTTCCGGGTCGATTTCCCGCATGGTGGTCAGCCGATTAAAAGCACTTTCACGGGCGGCCAGGTCGCGTCCGCCAGTGAATTCAAGAAGCGCCTGCTGGCGGTCGCGCCCGGCGCGTTTTATACCGGCAATGGCAGCCAGCTCGACCGCTATCTGGAACGGCAAATGCGTGCCATCAAATCAGTCCAGACGGTCGATTTCACCGGCTACAGCCGCGAGCATGGATGTTATGTGTTTAACGACCTGGCGGTAATAAACGGCCAGATTCACGCGCTGAACGATGAGGATTTTTTCGATCTCGGCAAGTTGAGCATCAAGACTTTGAACCAGTCAGTCGCCTTGACCATGAATCGCGACCTCAAACAGTGCGATTTCGCGTGGTTAAACCAGTTGTGGCATTGTTTCGGCGCCAAGGGCATCGTCGCCCTCGCCTTCTGGTTTGGCGCTCTGTTCGCCGAACAAATTCGCGCCGAGCACAAGAGCTTTCCCTTTATGGAAATCGTCGGCGAGCCCGGCGCCGGCAAATCGACGCTGATCGAATTCATGTGGAAGCTGCTGGGCCGACGGGATTACGAAGGTTTCGACCCATCGAAATCTTCACTCGCGGCACGTGCCCGCAATTTCGCCCAGGTCTCGGGCCTGCCGGTGGTGTTGATCGAAGCCGATCGCGGCGACGATACCAGCAAGGTCAAGTCGTTCGATTGGGATGAACTCAAGACCGCCTATAACGGCCGCAGCGTGCGCGCCATCGGCGTCAAGAACGGCGGCAACGAGACCCGCGAGCCGCCGTTTCGCGGCGCCATCGTGATCAGCCAAAACGCTCAGGTCGCGGCCAGCGAGGCGGTACTGCAACGCCTGGTGCATCTGCATTTTGACCGCGCCACGCAAACGCCCGCGACCAAGGTCATGGCGGAAGCACTGGAACGGATGCCGCTCGATAGCGTCAGCGGTTTTATCCTGGCCGCGACCACGCGCGAGAAAAGCGTGATGCAAACCGTTGTCGACCGCACGCCGATCCACGAGGCAGAGTTACAAAGCCGGCCGGAAATTCGCAGCATGCGGATTGCGAAGAACCATGCGCAGCTAATGGCGCTGGTCGACGCACTAGCGCTGGTCATTCCGCTAACGCAAGAACACCGGGATCAGGCTTACCGGCAGTTGGGCGAGATGGCGATCGCACGGCAACAGGCCATCAATGCCGACCACCCTATCGTCCAAGACTTCTGGGACATGTTCGATTACCTGGACGGCGACGGCTCGGAGCGCCGGTTGAATCATTCGCACGACGACAAGCTGATTGCCGTCAACCTGAACCATTTTGCGACCGTGGCCACCGACCGGCGCCAGCAGATTCCGCCTTTGAACGAGCTCAAGCGACACTTGCGAGCCAGTAAGACACGCAAGTTTCTCGATGTGAAGCCGGTTCGCTCAGCGCTACGTGCTGGCGACCCGTATAACCGCGCATTGCCCGAGGTCGTCAAGTGCTGGGTGTTCCAACGAGGCTAAGGCAATGAACTACGCCAATGAATCGCCGACGCAGCAACACGGTCGTCACACCGAAACTGCAGGGTACAAACTGCCATTCCTCAGCGACACCGAGCTGCGCGCTATCGCCGAACCATTACGACAACCCGCCGCGATCGCGCGCTGGTTCCAGCATCAGGGCTTCGAAATCAGAATAAAGCCCAATGGCATGCCACTTATCTCGCGAAGCCACTTTGAAGCAGTAATGTGTGGTATGCGCGCGAGTCCGTCATCGGCCAGTAAAGCGCTGGATGAAAACATAAATTCGCCAAATAGCGCTGCATTTTTGCAGCGCTTCGGCAAGGATGTAAAACACGCAAATGGGTCGAAAAAGAAAGAATAATGAGCTGGGTTTGCCGGATCGGGTATATGCAAAACATGGAGCGTTTTATTACATTCACAAGGATGCTCGATGGGAACGCCTCGGTACCGATCTAGCCGAAGCGAAACGCAAAGGCCGGCTCTACAACGATCCCGACGCGACATACGGCACCATGACCTACTATCTGGACGGCTTCGTGGTCCACTGTGAAAAGCGCGTCCAGTTAGGCTACTTGAAACCTCGCACCTACGAAGATTACAAGCGCGACGCTGCAGCGCTCAAAACATTTTTTGGAGCGATGACACCTGCCAGTATCGAACCACAGCACGTTGGCGCGTACCTTGATTTGTGTGCGGATATCGGTCGACCAGTGCGAGGTAATCGAGAGAAAGCTTGCCTATCCGCGTGCTTTACCTGGTTGATTCGAAACGGCGAGGGGAGCGTCAAAGTCAACCCATGCAAGGGCGTGAGACGCAATACTGAAACGCCACGCGAGCGCTATGTCGAGCACGAGGAATATTTTGCGGTCCGCGCCATCGCAGTGCGCCAGGTACGCGGCCTGCTCGACCTGACTTATCGTACACTCCAGCGCCCGGACGACATTATTGGCTGGGGGCCGGCGAATCTCGTCCAAAAACAGCAGCCCGACGGCAGCATGCGCCGCGTCATCCGCAACGACCAAGGCAAGACAGGCGCCATAGTCCACATCGCCATTACGCCGGAAATTGACGCAATTCTGGCAGACCTGCGCGCGACCGGTACCGGCTCCCACCCTGCTAATACCTGGATTCACAGGCAAAACGGCGAGCCGTACACCTACTCGGGCCTGTGCTCAATGCTTCGCCGGTACATCGTCAAGGTCAACCAAACACGTGAACGAAACGGCAAGCCGCTAATCAAGTCGTTTTCCCCCTACGACCTCAAAGCGAAAGGCGCGACCGATATGTGGCTAGCTGGAGTGCCGTTAGAGCAGATACAGGTGCTCTGTGGGCATGAATCAGTAACGACCACGGAGATCTATGTGAAGTGCCGTTGGCGCGGCACCGTCGAGCCCAATCGGGTCGAAATGACTGTCTAATAAGAACAAGCAAACCCTGTAAACACGGGTAGTTCAATGCAGCCAAAAACGGCCAAATATTAGACAGCGGAGCGCCTAGTTTTCTATATTTTATATGGCTTTGCGGGTCGATTGAAGACGGGACTTTTAATCCGTTGGTCGCAGGTTCGAATCCCGCACGGCCTACCAAAGATTCTAAGGGCTCACCGTTCGCGGTGAGCCCTTTTCATTTTGGTCACGTAGCTATATAGCGTAGCCGCAATGTCCAAGTGGGTATTCCGGCCCATCGTGACCGCCGATTCCGGTCTATCGTGACCGGTCATTCCGGGGCATCGTGACCGCTCATTCCGGTCTATCGTGACCGATTTCAGGCCTCGGCCGG